CTAAGCTGCCCCTGCCTTTATCCCATCCGTCATTTTGCAGTATTGATCCGGCAACACGCCACCCTCCTGCTCGACCCAGCGGCCATACGTTCGAGTGATCATGGTCGTATCGGTATGCCCCATTTGCTTTGCCACGTACATTGCGTTGGCGCCCGTCGATAGCAGCGTCGACGCGAATGTGTGCCTTGTTTGATACGGATTTCGGTAGCGGACCTGGGCCTTCTTGATCATTGCCGCCCAGAAGAGGCTCAGGCGCTGCGTGTTGTCCCAGCCCTGACCGGTAGCCGGATCAAGGAACACCAGGCCTCCAGCAAGGAAGCTATGTTGTTTCTGTGCAACCAGCGCCGCGACAGCGCCGCGCCGCAGGTCGACCAAGCGGCGCCCGGCGCGCGTCTTCAGCTCCTCTCGTGACTCGCCCATCACGCGCGAACGCTCCACCTTCGCCTTGAATCCGGCCCAGTCGATCGATTCCCAGCGCAACGCGATGTATTCACTCGGGCGCATGCCCGTGTAGAAGGCGAACTGAAAGACATTGCGGGCCTGGCCCTGGGCGGCATCAAGGATGGCCGCAATCTCCTGAGCGGAAAAAGGATCTACTTCGTATTCAGCCTTGTAGGCGTCGCGGTCCAACGTTTTTTGCAATTTCACCCGGTCGAGCGGGTTGCTATCAATCAGGTCGTCGTTTATCGCCAGTTCCAGCGCGCCGCGCAGCGGAATGAGAATTTGTCGGACCGAGGTGGCTTTCAACGACAGATCGACAATCCACGTGCGCAGCGCGGCCGGCGTAAGCTCGGTGAGCAGGGTGTCGCCCCATTGCTCCAACAGAATTTTGTTGAGCACGCGCTTGTAGCTTTTCAACGTGCTGGGCGCGAGGATGCGCTCGTAGATCTCGAATTGCTGCTTAAGCAGGTCGCCAACGGTTACATCCTTGCCCCGAGGTTGCAAGCCGAACTTCTTCAACTGCGTCGATTCGGGGAAGTACTTGGCATAGCTGAAATTGCCCAGCGCAATGGCGTTCAGGATCTCGCCGCGCAGGCGCTCGGCGTATTTGATGTTTGCCTTGCTGTGCGCGACCTTCAACGTTTCCCGGCACTCAGTTCCCCGGTACATAAATTTTATGCGGATCGATTCGCTTTGGACGCCGGACCGGAGTTCGACGCCTGGCGGGCTGGACTTGTTTGTTCCCATTTTGCTACCCATTCTTCTACTGCCGGCAAGTTGATCCACAGCCGGCCATCCACAATTTTGCATTGATTGCCGTCGAGCCACTTGCCTGCCTTGCGGCGGGCCTGCACGGAATCGACGGAATCGCCTGATATTTCGACGTAGCGCTCGAGCTTTACCCAAGCAAGAGGCTGACGCTCGGCCTCTGCCTTGGCGGCTGCCGCGCGCGCATTGCGCTCGATGGTCTCGACCAGCTTGGCCACCATGTCGTGTTCGCTCATGTTCATGGCGCGCTCCCGGCCGCCACGTCAGCAGCGTGTTCCAGGGCGGCTTGCTCGCGGCCAGCAGCAACCAGTACGCGGAACACGTCGCTGTTGCGCAGCAGAGCGCCCGGCTCATTCAAGCCCCACAGGACAGGCAGCGCCGAGATTTGATCCATCAGCCGCCCGATGATCGGCTGAGGCGCAGCAGCTGGCAGCGGAGAATGCTTCGGCTTGGCCGCCTGCTTGGCGCGGATCGCCTCGACCTTCTTCCAGATTCTGGCCAGCTCCGTCTCGCCGGCAGCGTGCATGTCCAGGCCCTGGGCCAGGCACAGCGCGGCCAGCGTGACCATGACGCCGCCGACTTCCTGCGCGCGCTCGCCGACCGGGCGGCCGTACACATATTCGACCAGCTGGTGCGCCTCGCTGACCGTGCAGCCACATGCCTGCACCAGTTCCAGCGATTCTTCCAGGAAACGGTGATTGCGCTCAGCGCCGTCGGCTGAGATTTCGGCACCGAAGCACGCCATCATCCAAGGCTGCACGCGGCCCTGGAATGAATCGGTGGGCGTTGCACGGACAGGTAGATTGCGTTGCTCGTTGTTGATCATTCTGCATGCTCCAAAAAGGTTATCTCGCTGGGCTGGCGCGGTGTAGCGTCGCCCATCAGGTAAATCACGGAAGACACGCCGCCGCCCAGCACTTGGGCGCTCATGCCGCGCAAGTGGTGCTGCTTGCCCTCGAACTGCACGGGCTGGCAGGTGTGGATCGCGCGCAGCATGGCCCGGTCCAGCTTGTAGGCGGCCTCGGCCGGGGTTTCCGGCGCGGGCGCTGGGCTGCGGCCGCTCATTGCGCCACCGGCGCCCGGCGGGCGAACCAAGCCACCGGGCCGTCTTCGCTTTCGTGCAGGGCCAGCAGGAACCAGTCATCGCCAGCTGGCGACGCAGGCTGCCAGGAGGCAATTGCACAGGGATCACCATCACCGTAGCTATCGAACATGGCCGGCGCGTCACTCTCCATCCAGACCCTCTGCATCAGTAGCCCATGGGACTGGAGCCATTTCTTCACATTCTCGACGTCGCCATCATCAATAGCTGGCAGGTCCGGATGGGCATACGATCCGTTGGTGTCGCGCACGACCGGCGCCCATTCAATAAGCTTGCTCATATTTACCTTTCAGGTTGTCGCGGCCAGGACGCCCGCCAGGGTCGCCGCCACGTAAATCAGGATGAGGGCCGCCGCTACGCGCGCGGCGCCGGGGCTGCGTTCGCTGTTCGGCACTTCGTCGTCATCGGTCATGCAGCCTCCGTGGTGGGCATCTTGACGCCGCGCCAAGCGTAGAAAGCTGGCCTGTCATCAGGCGAGATGCGCATGCAGTCTTCGCCGAACGTAAAAGTGGCGTCGTGCTGCGCCCCTGGAAACCGGAAGTAGAGGATCGCCTGGGCATGTCCGAGCCTGTCCGGCCCCTGCAGCGGCGCGCGGCTTACCCAGATGCTGCCGATCTTGCAGTCCGGATGCGTGACCGAAAAGAACTCGATCAGGGCCGCCTGAGCTGCCTTTTTCGCGCGCCGTTCGACAAACTCCCCCATCACGCAGCCATGGCTGCAGTAGACGGCATCGCCGTCCGTGATGACTTCCAGGTGCTCGTGCTCCTCACCTTCGTCCTCGGCTTCCTGCTGAATATCGTCGCTGACGCGCCGGCGGCAGTGGTGGCACTCGAACCACCAGCCATGCTCGATCAGCACCGCATGTGGCACCGGACCAGGGGCGTACCGGTCAAACTGCGGCTTCCGCTGGCAGTGCTCGACCTCGTTAAAGCCGCAGTCCAGCTCGTTGGCCCCTTCGCGACGCGCGGCGGCGCTGCTGGTGGCAAAGCGGATAACGCAGTGCCCCTCGTTAGGCTCGCGCACTTCATAGGCAAGCAACGGCTTCATGTCGCCACCCGCTTGAACTCGATCACCCACACCCAAGTATTTGCTGCCCAGCTTCCAGTACCGTTGATGGATTCCCACAACGACTTGAATGCCTCTACAGCCGATGAGCCGACTGGCGATGCGTGCCGGCCGGTGGTGCCATCAATGAAATGGCCGCCAGCGCGATCGATAGCGACGCCCTCGGCCAGTGCATCCGTCTCGCTGCAGTTATTCAGGCGCTCGACGCGCACCGACACAATCTCCAGTAGGATTCGGCAGGCCCAGCGCGGCATATGGATCGATGGCGTCCAGCGCCCGCCGATGACGTAAGGATCAGTTTCGCCATTGGCTCGATACATGACCTCCTTCTTCCGGCGGTCCTCGTCGCCACCTGCGCCATAAACATCGCTGAACGTCTCGCGCACCCACAGGCGGTCGCCGGGTTGGCCATGTGGGCATGTCGCGAGGATCGCATCTTTTCCGTTCGGGTACAGTGTTCCACCAGTATTTGCCTTGTTCGGCAGATACCACGATCGGAACATGCCGCACACATCGCCGTAGACAAGTTGCGTTTTCATTGCACGTCGCGTCTGCGTTTTGCTGCCGTCGAGCACGGCGCGCACCATGGCGCCGTTCATGAGGATAGGCCTCTCTTTCATGCTTTTTCTCCAGCGGCCGGCGTGGCCGCAAACATATCGACGGTTTTGGTATCGCGCACCACCAGCGGCGGCAGCACGTCCAGGAATTCGCCGATGGTCAGCGTGTTGTTGCGTGGGCCATACGGCAGGCAATCGACCGTCCAGTCCTCCGGCAGGTCATCCTCGGAGCGAACCTCATCGTCGACATAGCCTTTGGGCTTGCTGTCCTCGACGATTTCGGCAAAGCCTGATTGAAACAATTTCTCAGCTTCGCTCACGCTGGGCGCGACAACGACTGCCGTCACGGTGGCGGTGACGGTGTAGAGGCGATTGATCATGCTGGCACCTTTGCCTTATCAAATTCCGCTTTCGCGGCGATGTACTCGCTAGCCACAATCTCAACCATGCATGGCGCCAATTTCACGCCGGTGGAAGCGTAGACGGTGCCTCCGTCGTGCTGGAACATGGCGAAGTCGCCAAATAGCAAGTTGCCCCAGTCGGTACCCATTGAGGCCAGTACCGGCGCCAGGTCGGCCTTCTCGGTCGGGAAGTGCGCCCTCCATTCGGCCTGCAACTCGCTCAGCGCCGCACGCTGCTCCTTTGTGGACTTCCGCAGCGAGGCGCGGGGATACTGAATGTTGGCGCGCTGGGCGTCGGGCTTTGTCCACAATGGATCATCCTTGGCGGGATGGAAGCAGATGCCTGCGACGCTACGGCCGTGAGCGGTCGAGTTTGTGAGCAGCTTGCCGCCGAAGTGGTCGGCAAACACCTTACCGACCATCGAGACTTTCTTGGCCTCGGCTTCGTACGACGCCATCGCAGCCAACACCGCCGGGTCGCTGGTCTTGTAGAAGGCAGCGCTCATACTGCCGCTCCCGCCACTGCCGCAACCGTATAGATGCCCTGCGTGCCCTTGACCACGCCGGCTACCTCCATCGCCTCGATCAGCCGGGCCGCACGGTTGTAGCCGATCAGTAGGTGGCGCTGCAGCAGCGATATCGACGCGCGCTGCTGGGTGCGGACTACCTCGACGGCCTGCTCGTACAGCGGATCGCTCGCGCTGCCATCGCCGGGCGGAATGGCAGCCATGCCTTGGTTGGTCGCCGGCGCGCTCGGCTCTATGATCTCGACCGCCCCCACCAAGAAGAGCGGGCCCGACGATGATCCACTCGGCAGTGCCTTGGCAAGGACCAGGGCGGCCGCGATCGCGCCTTCGCCGGTCTCGCTCATTTGCTCGCGAACCCGCGCGATCACTGGTTGAATGGTTTCTTGGTACAACTCGTTTAGCACATCGCGATGCCGGGCGCGCACCTGGTACAGTTCGGCCGTCAGGCCTACGGCGCGTTCGATTTTCTGCTGGCCGGCGGCCGGGCTGGGCGCCGGCGTATCCACGTCTGCCTCGCCACCCAGCGCCTCGACCAGGTCGACCAGCATCTTGGCCAGCTCGCCCGTCATCAGCGCGAAATCGCTGTCGAGGCGCTCGTCGGCGTTATGGGTGGCCGCCCATGACTTGCGCTTCGCTATTCGTGACCGTCTCGCGGACCTCGCCACCATCCAGCTCGACGCTGACGGCCGCGCCGACCTGGTGCGCAGCGTTGAACTTGTCGCATGCGGCCTGGAGCTTGGCAGTCGCCTGTGCCTGGCGTTCGGCGCGGGTGGTCATGCTGCACCGCCCAGATCGGCCACATCAATCACGATGCCGCGGCAATACGGCTCACCGTCTTCCATGATTTCAAAGGTGGCGTGCGGCACGTCGGTGCGATAGGTCCAGCTGTAGCCGTCTTCCTTGGCCCACAGGGCATCCACGGCGCGCACCTGCAGCGCCCGGGCGAAATAGTCCTTGAGTGCATCGTCGTCGTGCTGGATATCCTCGCGGAATGGCAGCAAGCCTTTGGCGTCGATCAGCGCGATGGTCGGGGCTCCGCGCTCGTCGTTCACGAAGCCACGGAACTCCATCAGGTCGTCGCTGGCGCCAAAGATCACGACCAGGCCGGCGGCCTTGGCCTGCATTTCCTCTTCCTTCAGCATTTCCTTGCCGTATTCGCGGCCCGTCAGCAGGCCGGCCAGCAGTTCCTTGCTCAGCTTGACCGGCGTGGTCTCGGCCAAGCTAGCCGGTTTAACGGCCGGCTGCGGCGCCGTGTGGTTGAACGCCGCCTGATCGATCTTCGAATACGGAAACTGGTCGGCGAACTTCTTGATGCGATGGATGAAAAACTTGCCTTGCGACTCAGCGCCCAGGAATTCAGCAAACAGATCGGCGCTGAAATTCTGGTAGTGGTAAATGTCGCTCTGGCCGGTCGACTTCTTCGGGTGGAACTGGATGGCCAGCACGTTCAGTTCTGGCACGTGGCCGATGGCTGCAAACTGGCTGGATTCGACCTGGTGCATGACGATTTGAGGTGTGGTGCTCACAATGTTCTCCTAGTAATGATTGGGGCGGTGGTTATGCTGCTTCGGCGATCAAGACAGCGTACTCAGCGGCAAAGTCGAACTTGGCCAGGCGGTCGATGGCCTCGGCCGCCGTCAGGCCGAACTGTTCGAACAGCACATCGAGGATGTCGCTGTCGGATGGGTAGAGGTCATCGGCAGCGGCGTCGAGCAGGTCAGGTGCTGGCGCTGGGCGGCTCGGCGCCGGGACCGGGACCGGTGCAGCGGCTGCTGGCGCGCGGCGCGTGGTGATAGGCGCGGTAGGTTTGGGCGTCGCCACTTGGGCGACCGGCTCGACGGCACGCTCGGCAGCGATCTGCGAGGCTTGCTCCGCCAGCTGGCGCTGCGTGTCGGCGGCCGTGCGCTCGCGTTCGGCCTGTGCCGCCTCAGCCGCGAGGCGGTCAGATTCGACCTGGGCCAGGCGGATCGTTTCGGCGGCTGCCTTTTCTGCCTTGACGCGCTCCTCTTCCCGGATCCGGGCGCGCTCGGCTTCGGCTTTCGCTTCCTCGGCGCGCTTGTGGTCCGCGATGCGGGTGGTGATGACGAGCTGGAAGTCTTCCATGGGCTTGCCGATGATGTTGGCCATGTCCATGAACAGGAAGCCATAGTTAGCGGCATGCTCGCGGCACCAGGCCTGTTTGGCGCGGTAGTCGGCTGCCTGGGTATTGGCCGCAATCTTGGCATTGGCCAGCGTGGTGCCGACCGCATCGTGCAGGCTGGCCAGGGTGCGCTTGGCCTTCATGGCGCCGGCAAAGTCGGGCGTGACCAGTTGCAGCCGGATCGGGGCAATCTCAGTTTCCAGCGTGGCAACGTGATCGGCGTAAGCGCGGCGACCGTCGTTCAGGATCGTTTCCTTGATCTGCTCTTTGCGGGTCTTGACCAGCTTTTCCAGCTCCAGGCGCTTGCTGCGGAATTGCGCCTTGATGTGGTCGACCGTGCGCATCACCTCGTCAATGGTGGAGGTTTGCGCCAGCGCGGCGGCCTTGGCGTGCTCCAGCTTGGCCTCGGCCTCGCCGCAGAACTTGACGTTGTATTCGGCATCCGCGAAGTCTTGGTCGTCCTGCAGGTCGGTTTTGATGGTCGACAGGAACTTCTCGGCCGCCTTCTGGTAGGCCATCAGGTTGCTGCTGACGACCTTGCCTTCGGTCTGCACGACCAGTGCGGGTAGGGCGGCGGCGGGCGCAGCTTCTGGCTTCACCGCATGGTCAACCTGCGTGTAGTTCGCCACATCGACGTCGAACTGCTCCCAGCCGGCGACAATGCGCTCGAACCAGGCCGCGTCTGGATAGACCCACATCCAGACCATGTTGTTTTCAGTGCCGTCGGACGCCATGAACAGCCACTTCTCGGCGCCGGTCACCATCAGCTGCTGCTGGACCTGCGGCTGGTGCTCGTCCGGCAGCACGCCGGCACGCACCGATGCGGCCAGCTCGGCATTCCATTGCTTGTGCTCGAAGCCGATGGTCTCGGCCATGTTCAGGCCATCGCAGGATGCGCTCTCGCGGCCCAGCGACAGGGTGGCGGGGTAGAGGTCGTCGCCGATAATGCGCTCGGCGAACGGGCGCGCCAGTGATTCGACCTCGTGGCCGTAGTCCAGGATGTTTTCCTGCACCCAGTCGCTAAATTCCTTGACCAAGCCGGTGGCCTTCATGCGCACCAGTTCGCTGCGGGTGACTTTTTTTGACAGGCCGAGCATCGCGGCCGCCTCGCTGGCGCCGTGGTGGTCGAAGCGGAAAGCGTGCCAGTCGTCGCTGCCCTGGAGCAGGTTGTGGATTTCGCGGGTGAGTGTGTTTTCGCGTTGCATGATGTGTCCTCGGTGGTTTTATTGTTGGTTGTGACGATTAGTCGTTTTCGCGCGACCAGCTGTCGATGGTCATTTTTTGCGCTTCGGTGAAGGTTGCGCGGGTGCTGAGCATTGCGATCAGCTGTGCCGGCGTTTTTTTCTTGTCCAGGATGGTCTTGCGCCATTCCGGCGTTTTTTGCTTGAACAGCTCGTCAGTGCATTCCGGCAACTGGTCGATGGTGCGGTCATCCGTAGTCGCCGCAGCCGGCGTGATGTCGCGGGCCTCGCGGTTGCCTTCGTCCAACTCGTCCGGCGTGTACACGCCCAGGATCACGTCGGGGGAGTAAAGGCGGGTCCAGCGCTTCACAGCCAGGTACGCCAACTGCTGTTTCGGGTCCGTCGCCCACAGAGGGGAATTACGCACGCTGGCCTGCACCAACAGCAGTTCGAGCACGCGTGGCTCAGCCTCACCGCGTAACGTCGCCCAGATGCGCACGCCCAGGCCATCCTCGTCCTTGAGGTCGTAGTCCGGCACGCGGAACTGATATTCTTTCTTGTAGTCAGCAGCGCCCTTCGTGCCCTTCGCCGGCGCGGTGCAGACCTTGGATTTGCCGATGATCTTTTCCCAAGGGCCATACCATTCGTAGTTGAAGCGGTCCCGCGTGACACCGCTCGACTGGATCACGGCATTTACCAGTTGCGCTTCGTAGCCCAGCGCGCCGTTGACCAAGTGCGTTTTCTGCGCCACTGCAAAGGGATTCATGCGCCACTGGATGGCCTGCATGATGACGGCGGCGCAGTCGGCCGGGCTGCCGCGCAAGTGCTCCGGGATAGTGGCGCGGCCTTTGGCCATGATGTCGGCCAGCCGCATCATGCTGTCCATGCTTGCGCTGTCCAGAATCAGTGAGGCGCTGCTGGTGGCCACTACGGGCATGTCGCCCTGATCGTATTGCGTTGCCTGCATGACGGTGCGGCTTTCTTGCGTAACTGCGTTCATGACTTTTTCCTTGTGAGTTTTATGATTTCTGCCTTCAATAGCGCCAGGCGGACGGCGTAGACGATGGCGTGGCCGGCATGCCAGTTGCGCAGGGCCTGGCTGGCCACGTCGATCACGGCTTGGCTGACGACGTCCACTGCGCCTCCCGGTGGGCGCGGCCCAGGCGCTGCACGCGCGCGGCGGATGCGTCCAGGTCGATCAGCGCTTCGATCTGTGCGGTGATCAGTTCCTTGCGCATTTCTTCGAGGCCGGCCAGCTCACGGCGCACGCCGGCCAGGCGCATCTTGTTCATGCGGTGCTGGTGCTGCGCCTGGTAGTGGCGGTGGGCGGCCAGCAGGCGGTGGAAGAGGGCGATCATGGCCGCACCATTGCCGTGACGCCCAGGGCGCCGCCGTCGTAGGCGGCATCGATCAGCGCGGCAAGGTTGCCTATGGCGGCGAAGCTGTGCACCGTGCTGGCGGTGCGGATGGTGATGATGTAGCTCATGCTGCGCTCCCGGCCTTGGCTGCGAGGAAGTTGCGATACTCGCGCTCCGTAGGCACGCGCAGATCGAGCATTTTCCCCAGCTTCATCTGGTGCTTTGCTCTCGTATGCTGACCAATGCCCATGCTCGAAAAGTACTTGAGGCATACGCGGCACAGCGTGCGGTCATCATCGCCGGTGTCGATTTTCGAATTGTCGTAAGCTCGCTTCTGCGCAATCTTCATTTCCTGCGCGCGCTTGACGCCATCGTCAACGAAGCGCTGGCCGTCTTCGGCATTACGGAACGTGGCCACCCACGCGCCACTTGCATCCCAGACACCAACGCCGCCGCCGATTTCAAATCCGCGATTCGATCCTACGTGCAACGGATATTTCGGCACATAGGTGGCCGCATCCGCATATCCGGCCCAAGCATGTCCATTGGTTAACATTCTGGCGTTCCTTTTTCGTCTCGCTGTTGTCTGGTGCCCCGCTGGGAGTTGAACTCGGCCGCTAAGCCATCCTCCGAGTTAGTTTCCTCGGCGCTCTCCACTGAGCTAACGGGGTATTCAATCCTGCGTACGCCAGGAAGCGCGTGTGGCGGCCGGCGCTGATTTCCTCCGGCATATTCCAGTTCTCGATACGTCAGCTCAAACAAGCGCCCGAGATAATCTCCGCTCGCGCATCAGCCTGCGCATTCACCACACTGTCAGCGGCTGCTCACGCTTCACAGGCTTGGTACTGCGCCTCTGCGTTACGCCCCATGCGGCTGCGGCTACATGGAGCCGCCCAACCGCTGATAGTGTGGTTCCTGCGCTTGCCTGGCGCAGGGCAGGGCGGCGGCCTGGGCGACAGGCCGCGCCGATAAATCAGGCCGCCGACACCTGCGAAGGGCGGAAGCGTTGGCTTTGCGTCGAGCCGTCCAGCAGCACTTCCAGGAAGTCGCCGCGAGCGCCTGGGTGCGTCTGCACGAACTTGCCATGGCGCGCCGCTGGGTCGGTTTTCGTGCCCTTCACATTCACCTTCTGATCTTTTTTGAAATTCGACATGCTGTATTTCCTTCAAGGTTGGTTGTGGCGCCGGGCTTCCCCGGGCGCCTGATCCTCACGAAGATCAATCGGGGCATGCTGATCCCACAGGGCATTTATCCGGCCTGCCGGCCTGTCCCGCCTTGAACTACGGCGCGGGCGACCGCTAAATCTGCAATTTTTCCAGCGCAGCGGCTTGTGCGCGGGTCTTGGCCTGGCAGTTCGCCGGATCGTCGCGCGCCAGCTGCGCGGCGCCGTCGATTTCCCGTGTCGCACTGGCCAGCGCATCGGCGTAGATTGTGCTGGCGACAAATTCCCGGAACGCGTTGCCAGCGGTGGCTGTGTCACAGGCCAGGGCGGTACGCACCAGAACATTCATCACGCCACGCTCGGCCAGTTTGTCGAGCAGCATGTTGGCGATCCCGCTGGCGCCAGCGCCGCCGGTCAGCACGACGGTGCGGGCGGCTGCATTTTTCTCGGCTGTCAGGGCGGTGATCATTTCTTCGCGCAATTCGGCTGCATCGTGGTCGCGGGCACTCATGACGATCAGCCGCGCGCTGGGATTGCGATTGTCGGGATCACTTCGCCGTGGGCGACGAGGACCGCTTCGAGTGCTGCGAGCTCTGCTGGGGACATGTCGTACTCCTGTGTTTGCTTTCGATGAATGAATAATAGCAAAGCTATTTTACTAGTGCAATAGCATTGCTAGTAAAAATACGAAATTTCAACAACTGGGGAGTAATAGACGAAAAAAAGCCCCGAATCGTCGAGGCTGGTATGGACGCTTAGAAAAGTAGTTCGGGCGGCGGTGGGCGCCGGTAGGCCTGCCACTCGATTTCGTTAGCGTTGATCTGGCTGATCAGTGGCGCGATATCAAACGTGGCGTAGCTGCGCGAGAAGCCGCCGACTCGTGGAGACAACAGCAAGATGGGAAGAGTAGGGAAGAACCGCTGCGCATGGAGCAGGGCGGCCGGGCCAGTGGACGGCCAGGTATGCTCCGGCTCGACCTGGACCACGGCCAACTGGATTTGCTTGATCTTGACTATGGCTGCGTATAGTTGCATAAAAGAATTATGCTTTAACTATTGCCAATTTGGAAGTGATTGGGAATGCGAGGGCATTAAAAAGCCCGCGCACGGCGGGCTGTCCATGGCCAAGTGGCGCTATCGCGCAGCTACTCTAGCCTCGGCGTGCAACCAGCGATTCATTTGAGATAAGCTTTTGATTGATGCGGATTGCGCGAGCAGTGTTGATGCACGACCAAACTCGACTTGAGGCGCCCCATCCTCGAAAATAACCAGACGATGATTTACCTCGTCAGCCTGCTTCACATCAGATAGTTTTCCGTGAACCTGATATATGTGCTGCCAATCAATCTTTTCGTTTGTCAGTGCAATCGGCTCGATATAGTAGAGTTCATCATTTCCGGCTCTTATAGCGAAGGGAAACTCGACCATATGACCGCTCATGCCTTGAACGCGTGGTGATTTTAAGATTTGATCTCGCCCAACAACCTCGATCAAGGCCTTTTCCACCAGCGCACGGAATCGGACTTGGTCTAGCTTTGGCGACCATTTACGGACACTGAACGATAGTGACATTGCCAGCTTTACGGCATCCCAGAGTGCTATTTGTAGCTCTGCAATAGGGCCGCTTGCCGTGATCGCCCAGTCCGAATCGATCTTGGCAAATTGCACGCCATGCGTCGCGTTGAGTACATTTATGCGAGCCCGATTAAGCACGGCGCCAAAGGCAGCCGCATGCATAGCTGACTCGCCAGCATCTGTTAAAAAGAACGTCGAGTCATCTGGTTGCGCCACATAAAAAGCGGCATGATGGCCATCATCACCAAAAGTCAACGGCGATGTGGCTCGCACAGATCGAAACCCTGTCGACCTGCACTCCCATCCAGTTGCATCAAGAAGTTTCGTGCAGTTCATAGATTCAGTCCTAGCTGAGTGCCCTTGAGGGGGTGCCTGAAGGATCCAAGCAGTGTCAAGTTAGCACGCGGAAGAAAGTCCGCTATTAGTGATTCTACACTCAATAGCGGCGGTTCGATTGGCTCAGCGTAGCCGTACCCGCCTTCAGTCCAAAGGTGAAGATGCGTTCTGCCCGTTAATTTTTGCTTGTAGAAGGGCCTGCCAATGCCAATCTTATTGGTGTGTGCAGTGTCCTCGGAATCAAGTGCCAAAATGCGATGCGGGCCGACACATATTGCGCAGTTGAAAATCTCGGATAGCGTGATGTCTGCGCCACCTACAACAATCACCCTTGCAGGCCTAAATTGTGCTCGGAACATAACATCTTCTCGAATTTCGCTTTGTATTCTGCAGGCAGAAACAAACTCATTCCATTGCGGATTGCTGACGGTTTTTTTGGGAATCCATTCCATTTCCCGCACGGTTATTTTTTGCTCGGCAATAATTAACAATGCATCTTGCACCGAAAATTCCGACATTATTTTCTCTTTTGCCATTTCTACGTATCTATTTTCGACATACAAGCGTGCCGTTACGCAAACGCAAACGCAAACACAAACACAAACCAAAACGGATTATATGAAATATTAACAACAGGAAATCTAACGAATTGTTGCGCTATTTCACTAGCCGCAGTCCGGAAGTTGGCGATGCAATCCCCATCAACTTGCCTTTGCGGTAGAACATGATCTCCCGTGCGGCGCCGCCCAGGCACGCATCCATATCCGCAAAGGTCGTGACCATCTGCAGGCGCTTCGCCTCGGGCTACTTTTCGATGGTGAATGCCTTTTTGGTTGCTAATTTTGAATTTTTGTCAAAAATCCATCTTCAAAATACAGGTAGTTTCGGCCACCATAAACCCATTGCTCGCGCGTTCCGCGTGCGGTGGTTGTCCTGTTGATGCTATCAGGACGCCCCCAGCCGACGGTCCTAACTTCCTCAGTGGACATCCCAATGAAAACACCTCCCGTAGCAGATTTGGTTTTTCTCTTCTTCTCTTTCGCCACACCTTTCGACGGGATCGCATCAGAAACTGCGGAAACATGACCTTCGTCGGCATTGATGACTGTACATTTATCGATAGGGACTGACTGGCTAGAATTGTATTGATGTCCTGTTGAGTCAACGCACTTCCACGTGGCTGCGCAGGCGGTTGCAATGGGTAGGACCATCAGTCCGATCAATAACGTAATCTTCATTTGTGCAAATTTAGGTGGTGAATGCCAGCTTTTCGCTAGCGTATTTTGGCAAAATTACAATGCGTAAATCCATGCAATTATCACGCGCCTCATCGTGCAACCATATCGAGTCGATCGTGATGCTGATCTGCAGTGATTTCGGCGCACCTGGTGCGGATCGAGTGCAGGATGGCCGGTCCGATTCCCTTAATAGCAAACAACTGTACGTCCGCCGTGCCTGCAATTACTTTTGGTGAAGTCAGGCCCAGTGCTCGCATCACCTCAGCTGCCGTATCCGGCAACCTGCCAACAGTGCCGAGGAAGCGGGGGAAGAAATAGTCGCAGATATCGCCAACTCCGTGAAAACGATTATTTACGTAGCCCGCCCACAGAGGCTTGCTCACCTCGTCTCGAAGCCACTCCATGCGATCATCGATCGAATTTGCTGACTCCACAATCTCGCGCACTGCGATCAGAAATCTTAAGTAACCGCCGCCATCGGCTTGAATTGGGCCGATGGCTGACGCCATCTGGTTTAGTGCTGACTCGTCGAAATCGATGCCAAGCTCGCGGAAGCTGCGGGCCTGAGCAATCCAAATGCCCTCCCACATTTCGCGGGCAATCTGCGGTGGATCATTTGGCAGATCGGAAAACAGCTCGCCATGTCGCAACAACACTCGTAGAGGAGTGTGTAGCTGCATCGTGGCGCAGAATTTAAGACCGGAAATTACGTCCTTATTTGGGTGCGCGCGCGCCTCATGAACTTTTGCAGCACTACCGGCTACCGGAGCCACACTCGCTGTTTTTGACGCAAATCGCCATACCTTCACGCTAGAGTCGATCCTTGAAGTTCCTCGGCTCGAAACGGACAACGCGACCGATGACATTGCAATCTCCAGTCCTGCATGGCTCATGCTGAAATTCGGGATTTTCAGAGGTTAGATACCACTCGCGGCGATCATATCGAAGCCGCTTGACCACCGATTCCCCCTTGAAGTTCAAGGCAAATACGCCGCCGCTCACACGGCTTTTGTCTTTAATATTTACTACTGCGACATCGCCTGCATACATCATCGGTACCATGCTGTCGCCCTTGATCTTCACGGCGCGCAGCTGATCCGGCGAGAGGTCGTTCTCTTCGAGCCACTGGCGCGGAACGTGCAAGTGGCCACCGTCCTCGTAAAGATGATCCGTTTCGAAACCTGTGATCCCTGCCCGCAGGTGCTCAGGAACCATGCGGATAGCGACCATTGGTGGCGCCATATCGTCGTCACCTGTTACAAGCCTCGCATCCGCGACTTCGGCCGGGTAAACGAGCGAACTGGTATGCGAAGCGGCTAATGTGATCTCGCTTGCGATTGTTGGACTTATTTCTTCGACGGTAACACCCAGGCCACGGGCAAAGGCAGTTACGGCCTTGATGTTGAGCGGGCGGCGTGCCGCCACATATTGCCACACCATGCCCTGTGAGCCGATGTCATATTGCGCACCAAATTCAGCCTGTGAGATTTTCGGCTCACGCGCATCGAAGAGCGCCTTGAGGCGCCGCGCGTCTTCTACCTGCCAATCTTCTAGTGCCTTAGGTTCTTTTTTCATTTGCGAAGTATAGCGATGCTATTTAAGAGCGCAACGAGCTATGCTATTGACTTTAATACTAGCAATGCTATTATTGCGGCATGGACCTCAAAAACTACCTCATCGAGTCAGACACGAAGAAGGCTGAATTCGCTCGTGCGATCAATGTTTCCGCAGCGCTTTTGCACCAGTGGATAGAAGGCATCCGTCCGGTCGCGATCCAGCATTGTCCAACCATCGAAAAGCAAACCTGCGGCAAAGTGTCACGCAAAGAGCTTCGTCCGGACGACTGGCACAAGATCTGGCCAGAGCTGGCTGCTGCGTCCGTGCTTCATCGCGCCACCGATCCGGTTCCAGCGCCAGGCCACGCCGGCCGCCAGCCACCCACCACCAACGCCATCTTCGACACCGTGCCAGCGCGCGCCGCCGTTGGCATCGACGCGGGCGCCAAGCCATGATCCGCCTGATCCCAATTCCCCCGCCGCGCCCGGCGGATGACTTCGTGCGCACCCCTCTGCTCGAACCGCACCAGTTGCCGCGCGGCGTACAGCTTGAGGAGTGCGCATTGCCAGCCTGCGAGCGCCCACCGTAAAACAGCACCAAGTACCAACCTGTATTTCGCTGCAGCCAAACCCTGTAACACCGACCACCAGGAGAAAACCATGAAACAGAAGCAAAAACGTACCGCGCTCGTCAAGGGTTACATCACGGACGACAACAAGGATGCCTTGCAAGCCGCGTGCACAGCGATGCGCAAGACCGTCAGCGACGTGCTGAACGAATGCACGATCGTAATCATCCGCAATCACCTGGACGCCAGGCCGAAAAGGAATGATACGCCGCCGTTTTCCAGCGGAGCTAGGCCCAAATCAATAAATAACAGGGCCCAAATTTCGCCGGCGCCGCGTCCGTGCTTTGGCGTCGTCCCGCGCGTCGTGCGGATGCGGGTTTAACGGCATGGAGGCAGCTATTGACTAAACGGGCCGAGGTGACAGCCGAGGAAAAGGAGCTGGTTTTCCAGCGTTCGATGATCTACCGCCAGGCCGAGAAGGACCTGCAGGGCGCCAAGGACGGGGAGGGCGAGAGCGCGGCGAAGGCCGCGCACAAGGAAGCGCGCCAGAAATGGCGCGATGCCACCGACAGGGTGGCAAAGAAATACGAGGTGCCGCGGCGCGAGCCGCCATAACGAACCCGCACCCGACAGCTACAGCATCGCATGGCTAGAATCGGCCACTTTAATCACCATCAATATGGAACATGACATGACGCAAACAACTGCAATTACGCCGTACCGCTCGCTGGACAACGCTGTTGGCAACAACGAGCTGCTCGACACGCTGCTGGCCAAAGGCCCAAAGAACGACGCAGCTCTGGCCCGCGCGCTGGAAGTGGCGCCGCCCGTGATTTCCAAGATTCGCCACGGCCGCCTGCCTATCGGCGCCTCGCTGTTGATCCGCATGCACGAGGTGTTCGACGTGTCGATCCGCGAGCTCAAGCGCATCGCGCGCGCCGAGGTGGCGGCTTGACCTGGACGACCATGCAGTCGGGAGGCGGCGCGCCGGCGCAGGCCGAGCAGGGCGCCCAGCATCAAGAGCACGTCGAGCGTGAACTGGCGGTCGACCCCGGCCATGTTCGGACGCGCCAGCACTACGAAGCAATGCTGCAGGAACTGCAAGGCCAGAAATGAAAAAAGCCCGCTTGCAGGCGGGCTTCCTTGAAACAACAAAAATTCGCGAAAGAATTTATGACCGAAATTGTACAACACAAAGGCATCACGATAGCGAATACGCTGATCGCGACTGACAGCGAAGGGCGTTTTCGCCTGAACGATTTGCATCAGGCTGCCGGCGGCGAGCGCCGGCACGGCCCCTCTCTGTGGCTGGAAAACGAGAAAACAAAGGCTCTGGCTGAGGAAATGACGGATACAGAAATCCCTGTATCGGTCATCAAAGGCGGCCTAAAGCAAGGCACCTACGTGTGCCGCGAGCTGGTCTACGCATACGCCATGTGGATCAGCGCCAAGTTCCACCTGGAAGTCATCCGCACCTTCGATGCCGTGGCCACCGGCCAGGCGCCGGTCAGCGTGCCGAAACCCAGCGCAATCTCGCCCGCCAAGGAGTTCCGCGCCATCTTCGGCATTGCGCGCCTGATCGGCCTCGACAAGAATGCCGCGGCCATCAGCGCGAACCAGGGCACGGCCGCCCTGACCGGCGTCAACATGCTGCAGCTGATGGAGCGCACGCACCTGTCCACGCCCGAGCAAGAAATCTGTTTCACGCCTACAGAAATGGGCCGCCGCTTCGTAAAAAGCGCCAAGGACTTCAACCAGCTGCTGGCACAGGCTGGCCTGCAAGAGCAGATCGCCGGCCACTGGGTGCCGACGGCAAAAGGGCGCGCGCATGCCGTCGTGCTCGACACCGGCAAGGCGCATTCCAGCGGCACGCCCATCCAGCAAGTCAAATGGCGCGATTCTGTCCTGGCGGAGGTGGCATTGTGACTGGCCAAGATGACAATCGCGCGCGCCCGGCTTTTAGCGTAAACAAGACGAAACGCCGCCGTTCTGGCATCACGCTGCCGAAACTGGGCTCGCGCTCCTACGTGCTATTGCAGGCACTGCTGGCCGGGCCCGGCACCTTCTACCAAATCTGCGAGCGCGCCGGCTTCGATATCGAAGAAGCTGGCATGGAACACCGCCTGCGCATGATCTTCTCGCGCTTCATCCAGGGCAATGTGCGCCTGGTGGGTATTCGCTACGTGCTGAAAGACGCCTCGCGCGCGGCGCTGCTGGGCGCTGAGCCCGAACAGCCTGGCCAGGTGGCCACGCCGCACTTTCGTGGCACGGTGGGCGCAATGCCTGTCGTGGTCGTTCGCCGGCCAGCTGCGGAGGTGCGCCCATGAAGCGCGATGCTTTCACCTTGTCCCTCGACCTGGGCACAGAGTTGATTATCGACAACTTTGCGGGCGGGGGAGGGACCAGTACCGGTCTGGAACAGGCCTTCGGTCGACCGGTCGATATCGCCATCAACCACGACCCCGAAGCACTGGCCATGCATGCGGCGAACCACCCGCACACCGCGCACCTGTGCGAGAGCGTGTGGGACGTTGACCCGATCAAGGTGACGGGCAATCGCCCCGTCGGCCTGGTCTGGCTGTCGCCTGACTGCAAGCACTTCAGCAAGGCCAAGGGCGGCAAGCCCGTCGAAAAGCGCATCCGTGGCCTGGCCTGGGTGACGCTGCGCTGGGCCGCCAAGTGCAAGCCGCGCGTCATCATGCTGGAGAACGTCGAGGAATTCAAAACGTGGGGCCCGCTACTGGTCGAGGCCGACGGCAGCGCCAAGCCGGACCCGGCCAAGAAGGGCAAGACGTTCGATTCGTTCATCCGCCAGCTACGCGCGCACGGCTACACCGTCGACTACCGCGAAATGCGCGGCTGCGACCACGACACGCCCACCATCCGCAAGCGCTTCTTCCTAGTGGCGCGCCGCGACGGCATCGCCATCAAGTGGCCAGAGCCGACCCATGGCGCGCCTGACAGCATCGGCGTTCGCGCCGGTAAGCTGCTGCCGTATCGCACGGCGGCCGAGTGCATCGATTTCAGCCTGCCGTGCCCGTCGATCTTCGAACGCGACCGGCCGCTGGCGCCGGCCACGCTGCGCCGCATCGCCAAGGGCATCATGCGCTACGTGGTCGATGCGGCCGATCCGTTCATCGTGAACACAGCCAACAGCAAAACCACCGGAAGGGCCCCGAACGTGTGGGAGGCGGCCGAACCCCTGCGGACCATCACCAGCGCGCCAGGCTTTTCTGTCGTGGCACCAACCATCGTCCCGGTCACGCACCAGGGCGGCGACCGTACCGAATCCATCGCCGAGCCATTCCGCACAATCACCGGCGCGCACCGCGGCGAGAAGGCGCTGGGCGTGGCTACGCTGGTGCAGGTTGGATATGGCGAACGGCCGGCGCTGTACCACTGCAAGGCTTGTGGTGATAAATTCCACGACCAGCATGCTACTGGCGTCGGCGGATTGGCGCCCGCCGAATGCCCGCGCTGCGGGGAAGAGGAAAACGTCGTGCTGGCGCACGCGGCGCAGGAGCCGCGTGCGCTCGACATTGAAAAGCCGCTGGGCACCGTTGTGGGCGCAGCGTCGAAGCATGCTTTGATCGAAGCGGAGTTGGCTCCATTCGTCATGACCAACACAACCGGCCACCCAGGCGCTGGCGCAGACGCTCCTGTGCCAACGATAACGGCCGCCGGTAACCAGGCGCTCGTATCTGCGCTGCTGACCGGCGTAGGCGGCCGTGCTGGCCAGAGCCGCCCGCGCGGCGTGAACGAACCCACGGCAACCGCGACCTCGAAGGCCGATGCCGCTCTGGTGACGGCCGTGCTGGTCGATGCCGCCCACGGCGAGGTTTCGCCCGGCGGCGTCAAGCGCTGGGGCACTGGTGCGCACGACGTCGAGGCGCCGCTGGGCACCGTCACGGCCAGCGGCAACAAGGCCGTGGCCACTGCGTTCCTGGCCAAGCATTACACGGGTGTCGTCGGCTCCGACTTGACCGATCCTATCGGCACAGTCACCGCATGCGACCACCACAGCCTGGTGACGGCCTTCTTGACCGAGCATGCCAACGCGAGCAATCAGCGCGTGATGCCGGCCGACGAGCCGTTGCGCACTATCTGCGCCCAGGTCAAGGGTGGCCATTTCAGCATGGTGTCGGCGCACATCACGAAGTTCCGCACCGGCGCCACCGGCAGCGACATGAACACGCCGCTGCCGACGATCACAGCCGGGCCGAAGGAAAACCCAGCTGGCGCGCCGCATGCACTGGGCATCGTCACAAGCAACCTGGTCAAGCTGCGCGGCACCAGCACGGCGGCCGGTACCGACGAGCCGCTGGGCACGGTCAGCGCCGGCGGCCAGCACCACGCCGAGGTGCGTTCATTCCTGCTGGCTTATTACGGTACCGACCAGTCCCAAGGCCTGGCCGACCCGTTGGCTACGGTCACGAGCCGCGACAGGTTTGGCCTGGTGACGATCCACGGCCAGGATTATCAGATCGTGGACATCGGCCTGCGCATGCTGCAGCCGCGCGAGCTGTTCCGGGCCCAGGGATTTCCCGACGATTACATCATCGGCGATGACCCTGCCCAGGGATTGAAACTGACGAAGAGCGCCCAAGTACGCATGTGCGGAAATTCAGTCTGCCCGCCCATGGCAAAGGCATTGATTCTCGCCAACTTCGCGCATGAGCGAGAGATTGCGAGGGTAGCGTGAGTTTATATATTCCTAAGCACGACCCTACCTTGCTCTACAACGGCAACGATTTCGTGAAATGCGTCTTGTTCTATTGCCTTAAATGTAAGCACCTCTGCGTGAAGGTCGCGATAGTCCGAATTCATGAAGCCAGGATCCCGACGGGCGTTTTCAGTAATGAAACGAAGTACATGGACGCTTCGCTTCATCGCGAGTATTGCACCGACCATTACAGTGGATCTCAAATTGTGCAAGGGAATCGCCGCGAGAGCAGCTTCGGCGCCATCAAAGTCCAGGTGATAAGAGCTGACTTCCAGGTACCCCAAGATTTTTGCTGGATCCAACATATCGTCAATAGCTTCAATTGCGATTTGATGGGCGTATGCCGCGACGGTAAATGCGGAAGTGAGGCGCTCATCGTCCGCTTCCGCGCGTTCACGCTTAGCCAGTTTCTCTGCATTTGCGCTCTGCACACTCGCGATCACGAAACCTGCACATATAGCTACGAACGAAGAGAGGGCTTGAACCCAACTGGCTGTTTCGCTTGTTCCGAGGCGTCCACCTTTCGCTGTCATTGCATCCTGCAAACCAGCCGTCATAAAACCAAGGATGGAAATTATCAATATGGCTATAAGGTAAATGGCTATGTCTTTACGAGTCAATTTCATTCTAGATTCTTAATGGACGAAATTTTGAAGCATACCCGAACTTTCTCAAATGCAATCAAAACGGAGTTGCCATGATCGCCAATCCCGCTCAAATTACCCGCCACCACATGGCGAACCAAGCCGCTCCGGATTATTCGCTGGCGCGCAAGGTCTGCGCCTGCGGCAATCCTTTCCTCGATTTGTGCATGTGGAAGGGGCGTTTCCCCAGCCGCAAGGCTCAATTCTGCACCGACCACCTGAAGCGCGACCTCGCTGTGGAGTATCAGCTCAACCTAGTTGAGAAAGGCTTTACGGTCGTCAGCTGGCAAGGCGTGCGCCGCGATGAGTCGCTGAATCGGCGAAATGCGCTCAAGTTTGAGGCGATCGGCCCCAGCATGTATGTGTATAGGCCCATTGTGGACCTCACTGCGCTGATGGTGTTTGCATATTGCGCAAGTAAAGGCTTACTGCCAAACCCGCTTTACCTGCAAGACATGACCCGGGTGGGCTGCATGCCTTGCATCAATGTTTCCAAGGATGAGTTGGCGGCTATCGCGAAGCGCTTTATCGAGCACATCGGCCGCATCTTCACATGGGAGCAATTGGTTGCTGCATGTAGCAAGCGCCAGGCAGCCACGTTCATCCCGGCGCCGGGTCGAGGTAAGGTCATCAACGACAAACAGGCATACGCCAAGGAAAATAGCATCTGGCAAGTGGTCGAGTGGTCGAAGACCAGTCGCGGCGGCAAACAGTTTTCGTTGCTCACAGCGCTGGACGAACCAACGGCATGCGCCTCTTCTTACGGGTTGTGCGAATGATCCGCCGCTCGCCCATGAAGCCCGGCAAACCCATGGTTCGCACGCCATTCAAGCGCACCTCGCCCATGCCCAGCACCGGTATATTGTCCGTGCAGTCGCACCAGCGCACGGCGCCGAAGCGCAAGGCTGGATTGAAGTCGAAAGGCCCGCGCTCGACGCCGATTCGGCGCGCCGCGCGCGGCCAAGACTGCACCCTGCGCCTGGCCGTCTGCAACTTCGACCCTGACACCACCGTGCTCTGCCATTCGAACTTCCTGGCGGACGGGAAGGGCATGGGCCTGAAGGCACCAGACACGGCCGCCGCGTTCGGCTGCAGCGCCTGCCACGACGTGCTCGACGGCCGGCGCCAGCGCCCGGCTGATCTGTCACTCGAGCAACTGGAGTGCGCGTTCCGTGTTGCTATCTGCCGCACACACGAAATCCTGAAAGCTGAGGGACTCTTATGACCGTAACAATAATGATTGGCGACGTGCGTGAGCAGCTGCGCGCGCTGCCGGCCGAATCCGTGCACTGTATCGTCACCAGCCCACCATATTGGGGGCTGCGCGACTACGGCGTCGATGGCCAGATCGGCCTGGAAGCCACCCCGGCGGAATTTATCGAGGTGATGGTCGACGTTTTCAACGAGGTGCGCCGCGTGCTTCGAGCTGACGGCACCTGCTGGATCAATATGGGCGATAGCTACGCCAGCAAGCCTAACGGCCCGGTAGGCGGTGGCGGCCACAAGGGCAACAATCCGCACGTGGCCGTGCGCACGGCACACGCGCGCCGTTCCAGCAGCATACCCCAGGGCTTCAAGCACAAGGACCTTTGCATGATGCCGCACCGCCTGGCCATCGCATTGCAGGACGCAGGCTGGTGGGTGCGCCAGGACAACGTCTGGAGCAAACCAAATCCGATGCCCGAGTCAGTGCGTGACCGCTGCACCAAGAGCCACGAGTACATCTTTCTACTGACCAAAAGCGCGAGCTATTTCTATGACGCCGAGGCGGTGAAGGAGCCGGCAGTCGGCTTTGTCGACCACCCGCGCAATAGCTTCGGCACAAAGGACTATGCGGTGCCAGGGCAGAAGCCGCAGAAGCGCACAGCTCGCGGCGTGGGCTTTGGTCATGGTACCGACGCTGCTGAGCGCGAGCGTGGTCGCGTGCTCAAGGGAAACGCGAAGTCATTCCGTGGTGGTGGCGTGTACACGGAAGACGCGGCATTCGACAACGATGCCAACGTTGATCGCGCTACGCACGGTAACGCGCCGAACGAAACGGGCCTGCGCAATCGGCGCAGTGTCTGGACCATAGCGACGCATTCATTCGCCGAAGCCCACTTCGCTACGTTTCCGCCCGAACTGCCGGAAATCTGCATCCGCGCTGGCTGCCCGCCTGGCGGCACGGTGCTCGACCCATTTTTCGGCGCCGGAACTACCGGCCTTGTCGCTGATCGGCTGCAACGCGACTGCATCGGCATCGAGTTGAACCCGTCCTACGCCGAGATCGCGCGTAAGCGCATCCAAGGGGAGTCAAGCTTGCTTGCAGACGTCCAGGTGGTGGTCGGCACGCCTGCGCCTCGTGTTGGCGAAGCGCGCTTGTCACTGATTCCTGAGGTCGACCCTCGGCAAATCACAATATTCGAAATGGAAGCAGTATGAGCAAAACACAATCCACCACTAAGCGGCACTGGCGCAGCAAGTACTGGATCCGCAAGGCGGGCGCCGTGGGCGATCCGCTGGTGGCTGCGCTGTTCGGCGCGGCGCGCGTGCAGGAGGGCCGGCTTTGAATTACTACAGCCATCACATCGGCGATTTTGACCGCGCGACCAGGCACCTGACGCGCATTGAGCGCAGCGTGTACCGCGATTTGCTCGACACCTACTATGACACTGAGCAACCGCTTACGCTGGACCGGGCAGCACTGTGCCGAAAAATCCTTGCACGCTCCAACGAGGAGGCAACGGCCGTTGAACAGACGTTGAACGAGTTTTTCATCGAAACGCCGACCGGCTGGTATCACCAGCGGTGCGAGGAAGAGCTGGAGGCATACCGCGCGTCGAATAGCCAGAAATCGGCAGCCGGGAAGGCATCTGCTGCCAAAAGAGCATTGAAATTGCAACAGGCGATGAACGGAAGTCCAACGACCGTTGCAACGACCGTTGAACGGACGCTCAACGGCTCGGCAACTAACCAAGAACCAATAACCAATAACCATAAACCAGTAAACCTAAAACCTTCGTCGGCTTCGCCTCCCGAGCCTTACCCCGAAGAATTCGAAACGGCTTGGCAAGCGTACCCGCCGCGCCCCGGTGCAAGCAAAAAGGATTCGTACAAGGGCTGGATGGCCCGCCGGAAGGAGGGCGTACCTGCCGAAGCGCTCCTTGCCGGGGTTCAGCGGTACGCGAACTACGTGCTGCTGTCGCGCACCGAGCCGCAATTCACGAAACAACCGGCCACGTTCTTCGGGCCGGGCGAGCACTACAAGGCCGACTGGGCAGTCGGCGCAACGCAAACACAGAAAGGCGTCATCCATGGAAACTTTGGCAAGCAGGATTACCACAAGGGCGTTGGGGCAGATGGCACCTTTTGAAGGCAGGAAGCGCTACGCCAGCGCGCAGATCGAGCACTGCCCAATGCACGGCGAGTACACGGCCATGCTGATTCGCGGCTCCTGGTCCGGCTGCCCTGTCTGCATGAACGTCGAGGACCAGGTGCGCGAGGCAGAGCAGCGCGCCGCCTGGCGCCAAGAGCTCAAGGCGCGCGAGTGGAGCGCAAAGCTCGGCCGTGCCGCTATTCCCGAGCGTTTTGCTGATCGCCGCCTCGAATCGTACCGGCCAGACTGCCCAGGCGCCGAGCGCGCGCTGGCCGTGGCCACCCGGTACGCCGAGAACTTCGAAGATGCACGAGCCACTGGCGCCTGCCTGATCTTCGCTGGGGATGTCGGTACCGGCAAGACGCACTTGGCCGTGGGCATTGCCCATCACATCATGGGCCACGGCCGCCAAGCGGTCTTCACGTCGGTGATGCGCGCGGTGCGCTCCGTCAAGGAAACCTACGCCAAGGGCGCCGGCCGCACCGAGGCGCAAGCCATTCGCGATCTGGTCGACCCTGATCTGCTGATCCTCGACGAGGTGGGCGTGCAGCACGGCAGCGACACCGAGAAGCTGATCCTGTTCGAGATTATCAACGGCCGCTATGAGGCGGCGCGCCCGACCATCGTCATCAGCAACCTGGACGCGGCCGGCCTGGAGCAGTTCCTGGGTGCGCGGGCGTTTGACCGATTGCGCGAGGGCGGCGGCAGGCTGGTTGTCTTCGATTGGGAGTCGCACAGGGGAAAACGCCCGAGCGTCCAGGCTGCGAATGCCGCCTAGGATTTGCCAGAGGCACCGCCGCACTGCGCAAGGGCCATGGCCGCTACCAAGTGACGTACCCATCAGAAAAAACGGCTTAAAAGGCTTTAAATGAAAAATTAAGAAATGAAAATTCTGTTGCGCTCTGCCAAGACGCATCCTTAACATTGCCTCGCCAACCTATCACCAAGGGATGGCCGAAGTTCTCGTGCAGTAGCATGGCCCTTGTTGCAAATATAATCATGACGACCAGGCGGGAGAACTTCGGCAATATGGCCTCAACTGCCAGCCTTGGCTGGTGCCGCGTTCAGCCCATCGCCGTCATGTGGTTCGATAACGTGCATGTGTTTTGCATTGCTCCGCCGAATTTATTCTGAAACTCCGATAGCTAGCGCCTCTGTTCAGTAGGTGAAAAATATGCAATATAATTAATATTAATGCAAAGTTAATTTTCCTTGAGATTACGATCTGTAACAACTTGGAAATTCAGATGTTTCCACTTGGAAATTAGTCTATTATGTAATTATGAGTGAATATTAATCACTTATGGTCGCCATTTTTGCCTGCGACCACCTGTTCTTCTCGCGGCCGCCACCTCGCCGCCCAGAAACAAATTGCAACACGAAAAATTTCTCTTGGTTTTGATATTTTCTAATCAAGGCCTAGCACTACCTTGAACCCCAATTGGGAGTAAATACATGAACATCGGAAACATGAAAATTGGTCTGCGGCTCGGCTGCGCGTTTGGTGTAGTTTTGCTGATGCTCGTAGCGGTGGCGACTTTGGGGTTAAGCCGGATGTCTGCGATCCAGGATTCCATGGAAAATGTAACGAAAGCGAATAACGTTGAGGCAAATATGGCAGGGACCATGAGCGCCAGCGTCGCAGATAGGATGATTACCCTAAGAAATATCGTATTGTTAGAAGATGTTGCCGGCATGAGCAAGGAGGTTGATCGTTTACGAGCCCAAGCTCAGGTTTATGCGGATGCAGAAAAAACTCTCCGAGTCACGCTCGATAAATATGGGGTACTCCCCGAAGAGACTGCGCTACTGGCAAGTATTCGCGAGGCAAACCTCGCCGCTCAGCCAATTATTGAAAAAGTAATCGCCCTTGGTTTGGCAAATAAGGTTGCCGATGCTACTAAGGTTTTGATGGGCGACCTGAGGGCAGTTCAGCTTAAATGGAATACAGACCTCGAGACTTTGGTCGCTAGCGAAAAAAGGCAGAACGACGAGGCAACAGTTCTTGCTGAGAATACGTACGTTTTTGCACGGAATTTGATGTATTCCTTAAGTGCTGCAGCCGTGGTTTTTGGTTTGATTATTGCATGGTTGATCACGCGCTCTATTGTCGAACCTATCAATCGAGCTGTTGTTGTCGCGCAGACCGTATCAGCAGGAGATCTCACAAGTGAAATCGAGGTGAAGACCTCTGATGAAACTGGGTTGCTCTTAGGCGCACTAAAGGTAATGAACGATAGTTTGCGTAAAATTGTTGGTGAGGTTCGTAGCGGTACCGAGACCATGTCAACCGCATCTCAAGAAATCGCTGCCGGAAATCTGGATTTATCATCAAGGACCGAGGAGCAAGCCAGTTCATTAGAAGAAACTGCATCTTCAATGGAAGAGCTAACAAGTACTGTCAAACAAAATTCTGACAATGCGCGCCAGGCAAACAGCCTTGCGGTCACTGCTTCCGAGGTCGCTAGCCGGGGTGGCGCTGTAGTTGCCCAGGTAGTTACCACGATGGAGGAGATTAATGAGTCGTCGAAAAAGATTGTTGACATCATTAGTGTGATTGATGGTATTGCCTTCCAGACCAACATATTAGCTTTAAACGCAGCGGTGGAGGCAGCACGTGCTGGCGAGCAGGGAAGGGGCTTCGCTGTAGTTGCCACCGAGGTTCGCAACTTGGCTCATCGTAGTGCAACTGCAGCTCAGGAAATTAAACTTTTGATCGGGAACTCAGTAGAAAAAGTTGGCAATGGCTCTAAGCTTGTACATGAGGCTGGAGTTACTATGACCGAAGTCGTCGAAAGCGTCCGCCGGGTGGGAGATATCATCAGTGAAATTTCAGCAGCCGGTCGTGAGCAAACACTTGGAATTGATCAGATAAATCAAGCGATTATGCAGATGGACAGCGTTACTCAACAAAATGCGGCTTTGGTTGAACAATCAGCGGCTGCTGCCGAGTCTCTTCAGGATCAGGCTGCAAGCCTGGAAAAAGTTGTCAGTATGTTTGTTTTGGGAACGCTTGACGGAAGTACACGTGGGCAGGCAGCTAAAATCAACGCTACGCCGAAAGTAGTAAAAGCGCTTCCTCGTGCAGTGGCTGTCAAAGGCCATGAAAAGAATGTTGCTCCTTCTTCTCAGCGGGCTAAAGTCGTTGCCAAATCGTCGTCCACAGAGTGGGAAGAGTTTTAATTGCGGGCACATGTCTGACAAGCTAATGTGCTTTTGCTGCTGGGCTATTGCAAACCAAAAATGGGTGTTAACATGGAGCCATAAATCGAAAGGCACCCATGGGTTTTACTGACCGCTACATCGCATCGCTAGGTTCGAGCAACCTGATGGACGATGCTCTACACCACCAGACGGACCCGCTGGCAGCCGCAGCGCTGGCCGGCGACATCGGCGCGCTGCTGTGCCGCGTGAAGTACGCTGACGGCACGCTCAATCGCATGTTCGAAGGCAACCAGCGGAACCTGGCGCAGCTATTGCGCATCTGGACCGTCGAGGTGATCAAGCGCGGCCGGGCGCGCCGTTGGCTTCCGGAAAACACAGCATGGGATGCACAAGCGGCGCAGGCGCTGTATCGCCGTGTGGCCGAGAAGTCGCTGGCGCATTGGCTGGACGGCAAGTGCAAGGGCTGCAGCGGTACCGGCGTCAAGGTGCTGCTGGGCAATGGCATCTGCACGAGCTGCAAGGGGACCGGCGTCGCGCCCGTCTACGGTGTGGCCGGCCTGGAGCTGGAGCGCGTCAAGGACATGGTCAGCGAACTGAGCTCCATTCATGGCAGTCATTCCGGCCGCGCGGGAGGTTTGTTACGCGGCGGAGACGTGTAACGCAGGTTTTCTTTAAGCCTGTGTTTACAAACAGTATTTCTGCGGTATACTTCAATCCTCAGTTCAAGAAAATTCTTCCGGAAATCGTAATGTGCGCATCGCGCCACCGATAGCTGGAACTCGCGACAGTACCCGGACCCAGCGCCGTACCTGCACGCCTTGAATTTTTCGCTCTCCACGCACTATTGCCGTGGGAGCAAAAAATAAGCCACCCTTGAGGTGGTTTTTTTGCACCTAAAGTTTTAATAATGCTAAGATTATTAGCATTATTAAAACTTCTAGGGGTCTTCCATGTTTAAACGAATTGCTGGCGTCGTCGTCGCCGCCTCTTTGCTCTGCGGTGCTTCGGCGCAAGCGGCTGATTACCGATTGGATTTCACGGCAACGAACTTCGTCCCAGCGTATTACGACAAATCTGGTCCGGCGCCGTTCAATTCGGCCACGGGGTACGCCATCTTTTCGGCGGATTCACTTGGCTCGAGTTGGACCGCAGTAAAAAATTTCGACCTTACGATAGGTAACGTGCACTACACTCGGTCCGATGTGGGTGTCGACCTCTCGGCTAGGGGCGCTTTCGTCGGTGGATTGCTGAGTGAGCGTTACGGACTAACCGGTGGGACTAACGATTTTTGGATTAATTTAAATACTACGCAGTCGTACAGGTTTGCATACGCGAGCGTGAGTAAATTCGGATACTGGGAAAGTTACGACATCAAGCAGACCGTGTCTGCCGTCCCTGAGCCGGAGACGTACGGCATGTTCCTCGCAGGCTTGGGTCTGCTGGGCGTTGTAGCGCGCCGCCGCAAGGCATAAACACCAGTGCGGCCCTGGCCGCTCAATAAATCGAAGCCCGCCCCGAAAGGATAGCGGGCTTTTTTGTTTTCTGGCCACGTAGCGAGGCAATGATGGCTGTAGCCGAGTTGTTCAGCCGCCTTCGTTGGCGCCGTACGCCACAGGAAATGGCCGCCATCGTCAATGACGTGGCGCCGCCCGACCCGCCCACGCAACAGGAGGTAATCGAGCAGCTCGACTCCGATGTGGTGCGTCAGTTCCAGCGCATGCTGGATGCCGATACCGATTTTTAGTAGGAAGCTCATATGCAAAACCAAGAAATCAAGACTGGCAGTACACGCCATCGACTATTGGGCCGTTGGCGGCTGCGCTCGCGTTGCATTGCACCGGAGTTGCGCGCGGATGCTGGGCAGTGCGCATCGCACGCGTTTCACATTTCTTTGTGGGCTTGGCTTTTGAAACTGGTCCATGGCGCTGCTTTTTCCCATCTTCGCGCGTCCTGCTTGGCACCAAATTCGCCTCAGACTATGCGCGAAGAGGTTGTTGATCGAACTATGGCTGATGCGCTACGAAAAGCTCTGCAGTTAAATGCACCGTATGGTCGTCGTTTGCAAAAAAACCATGAACAACACTAACCACGCGGAACATGGCCCATTCGCCCGTCGCGTAGCGCAATCCATCAATCCGAAAAAACTCGTCTCTCCTTGGAATGGCTCCGCTGCGCATAGGGAGAGTCATTTTTTCCTTTAACGCCATACCTACAAGCGTAAGTTGACTGACATCGTAGAACGTTATTTCTACCGGTATGAAGTCTGTGTGCATTTTGTTCCTTCGAAAACTAGCGGGAATGATGAAAAGATTATTTTGCACGCTAGTGTATCAAATTGATAATTTTCGTGCCTGTAAATAAGGTCGCCCTCCAGTTCACCTCACTGTCTAGTATTTTTTCAGATTCAATTTCCCCACTACGAAGGAGGTGATCCTATCTCAAGCGGCTCCAAGCCGTGGTTATAGATTCCCCGTTCGTTTTGCCCGCCGCGCGCGGGCTTTTTTATGCGAGGTATGCGTGTTTGATTTCGATATCGGTCGCATGGTCGTCGGCCTGCTGGTATTCGGCGTCCTGGTTGGCGGCGCCATCGTGGCGCTGATCCTGCTCGCTTGGCCATGGCTTTGGGCAATGGCCAAGCCTGCGCTGGACTCCTGGACCACCTGAAACTTGCGACTGCCAGCGCGCTCCAGTGGCAGGGCTTTGAAAAACGGGCGCAGTCACCGACGCATCATGGCCAAGAGGCTCCACCGCAATTCATCGCGGCCCTGCTTGGCACGGGCGGTGACACAGATTATCCGCGATAGGGGGAGTTGCCGGTGGGTGCCGGCTAACGCCTTGAGCTTGAAGGTATCCTTCGGCCGCGTCTAAGCCTTCCTCTATGACCAGTTGCACGGCGGTCTCGATAATTGCATTGAGCGCGCTGTCTGGATGGCAACTCCGGCCAGGCGTAAGCAGGTAGGTTGTCGGCATCACATCAGATCCTTGTTCGAAATCAAATGATGTCAAAGCCACCTGAGTGGACTTTGATTTGCGTCAACAAATTGGCGAATAAGCGAAATGAATAAAATTCAACATCCGTCGAACAACAGTGTGCTGGGCGCGCCAGCGGGCTGGGACCAGAGCGAGCTGCCGTGCGGCGCTCTGCCGATCACGCGCACGCACGTCGGCGATCTGCCCGCCGTGGTGTCGTACTGGCGCCCAGATGCCGGAGAACTGGCCGCGCTGAATGCTGGCGGGAGCATCGCACTTTGGGTGCTGGGTGTGACGATGCCACCCGTGATGCTTTCTGTGGGAGTTGCCTGGAAAGGTGAGGCGGGTTGAACCACGGAAATTACGCCGAACAAGTTGGGAGCGCTATTAGTTTACATGCAATAATTGAATCCTTAAAACCTAAGGGGTTCACTATGAATTTCAGGTCAGTAGATTCTACCGAATGGGGTGCCATTCATCGTGTAGATGGCGATGCCAAGAAAATTCGGCAGAGAGCAGCACTGCTTATTGCCACTTTAGCCGAGCAATACTCGCAAGGGGATCTAAATTCAAATCATGGTGTGGAATTTTCGTCGACCGGCGAAAACGATATTTTCGGCACTATTCGAAGCGATATTGGAGAGGGCCGCTTCACACTGTCTTTCTCACTTGCTGGCGAAAAACTGATAGGCAATTTGCAAATTGAAAAGAAAGTTCTTCGTTTTTCTTCAGATTCGACTTGGCAGCCGGTCTGGGGAGTCATCGTTCCCGCGCAGGGTGAAATCTTCGCAGGGCTAAATCCCGGCCGTTTTTCTATTCCACCGGGTAATGGACAATTCGATGAAAAAAGAGCTAAAGCTATATACGAATTTGGACAAATAATCCTGTATGCCATGGTTAAAGGACCGCTGACCGTTTAGTTTGTATTAGTTCCTAAACAAGCCGCATTTGCGGCTTTTTTTACGTCTTCTTTGTGAGGATGATTGGAAAAGGCGTAGATATGGGAAGAAAGTCATCCCTTGCTGAGAAGCAGTGGTCGGAGATTGGCCTACGCCTGTTGAAAGGTGAGGCGGGCCGAGTGCTCGCGAGAGAATTTGGCGTATCCGAAGCGGCGATCAGAAAACGCTTTGGTGCGCAGACGAAACAAATAAAAGATGTTGCAAATCAATTGGTTGCGGCTGAATCGGCATTCAGCGCATTGCCGATTGGTGCGCAGATAAATACGCCCATCACCGAGGTCAAGCTGGGCGGTACGACGCCGAACAAGGACGCAATCTTGCCGATTCCGTTCGGGGAATGCCACAACGTCACGCCGCTGCTGACCGATCCGGTCACCCTGGAATATGGTTTTCTCGGCGCCGTCGAGTCGAGTTTCGAGGTGCGCACCAACGGCAAGCCGATTGCCGTGGCCTTGAATGACCAAGCCGGGCGCTTCAACCTGACCACGCCGCCATACTCGGCTGCGATCACGGTCAGCGTGCAGGGCGACAAGGGCGGCAGCTATGCGCCGCGCATCGCCCCGCTGGTGCAGCGCATCGCTACGGCGTACGGCAAGGCCGCCGACCGCTTCACGCTGGCAGACCTCGACCCGGACAATCTGGCCGCCTTCGATGCCGCCCACCCGCAATTGGTGGGCCTGTAC